CCAGGCATAATGGTTGTCGTTAACTCAGGTGTATTCGACATCAACTGATTAGGTCTGACGTTTTTAAGGTTCTTAATTTGAACCTGATACCAGTTAAGAGAGCGGTCTACATCACCCGCTTTCATTCTAATATCTTGGAAAGGATTAACAGTTGCCATAATAATATTTATCCGTTATAGCCCAAGGTCTTTTTCGGTTAAAACAAGGAATTTCATACCTCTATCAACACAATACTCGTCTGCTGCCTTCCATTTAGATTGATTAACCCCGTATTGGAACACTTCATCAATAAACCTTTTAGTCTGGCGTTGAGGGATAGCTGGCGGTTTAGTGAATTTTTCTGGCTTAATCTCAATTAAATACTTGGTAATGGCACCGTGCTTGTCTTTAACACGAATATAAAAATCTACAAAGTAACGATGTACCTTACTATCTACAGGAGACTTGTAAGGTATAATCATAGTTTCAGACCCCCATTCAAGTACCGAGACGTTATTATCACACCATTTCATAAATTTTAACTCCCAAGACGATCGATAGATGACATCATGAATGTCACCCCTATACTTAGAAGGATTGGCGACCCTGTAACGGCCTTTGTAAGTTGCTTTGTACATAACGGGATAAATATAATATAATCCAACTATTTATGGAATTCCATGGCCACAACAATACAAAGCGTACGGGATGCGGCGCAAAAAGATTATAATACGAAAGCCCCGGATGGTAATTACAACAATAATAGGTCTGCAACTAGAAGATCGGATGAAAATAAGTTCAAAGTTAATATAACTCAGTATCCATCTGATCTCCAAACAGCAGATAACTTACAGCATTATATACTCTTTAATATTAACATCCGTGGTAAGTCTAAGTTTAATCAAGATAAGGCACAATTTGAAGTTAAAAGAAACCCTGATGCTGCTAATTTAACCCAAGCTCAACTAGCTAGTCCAGCCTTGAGAGGGGTGCAGGCTGCTGCAGCTGGTGCTGGAGCAGGGATAGCAGTATCTTCATTAGCAAAGAGTGTTTCTAAAGCATTTAATTTAACTGGGGGAAAAAGCCCAGGAAATATAACTGAATCTGGAGTTAATTTTGCAGCTAATTCCCTAGGGGTTGCAGCAGCTGGTGCTGCAGGGGCTTCAATTTTAGGTACTGATATTTTAAAACCAGATACTACTTTTAGAATTTCGGATGCTATAGCATTATATGTTGACGGGCCCCCTACTGTTAAGTACAGTATGAACTATGCTAATAAAGATCTCGGGGTTTTAGTTGGAGCTTTAGCGGGGGGAATAGAAACTCTTAAGAATCCTGGAGAGGCTGGAGCTGCGGTTGGAGCCTCGCTTGCAAAATTACCTGGTGCATTCGGAGGTGCTGATTTAAGTTCAGCGCTAAGTGCTTCAACAGGCACCTCTTTGAATCCCTTTAAAGAGACAGTTTTTGAATCGGTTGACTTTAGATCTTTTGCTTTTAAATATAAATTTTTTCCTAAAAATAAAAAAGAGTCAGCCGATGTTTTTAGAATAATTGAAACGTTTAAGTTTCATATGCATCCAGAAATGTCTGATGGTAATTTATTTTTTATCTATCCCTCAGAGTTTAATATTACATATTATTTCGGTCAACAAAAAAATTCATATTTTCATAAATTTACAACCTGCGTTTTAGAATCTATGGATGTAAGTTATGGTGGGGAACAGTTTTCATCTTTTCGAAATGGCGAACCAACCGAAATTAATGTATCATTGACGTTTAGAGAGTTGGAAGTTCTTACTAAAAAAATGATTAATCAAGGCTACTAATGTATTTTAAAAGCTTTCCTTATACTCTATACTCCCTGGATAATACTACCACAGTTCAGGTAATTACCGATATTACCAATCGTATTACTTTGTCTGATGAGGTGAAGACTAATTTAAGCTTATATGATGAGTATGATGTAAAGGATGGGGAGACGCCGGAGCTGGTAGCAGATAGGTTTTATAATAACCCTGAACTGCATTGGTTAATACTTCATTACAATGAAATTATTGATCCGAGATTTGATTGGCCGTTAGATACTAATAATCTCAACAGATATGTTGCAAGTAAGTATACAGACGTTAATGGTATACATCACTATGAAGATGCTAACCTAAACTACACTAACGGTATTGTAATACTCACCTCTAATAACTCTTTTGGTAATTTTGCACTTAATGATCCCATTACCAATAAAACTAATATTGGTTCAGGCGTTATTACATCTAAGACAAGTAATTCAATTGTATTTGTAACTGTAGATACTGGTGGCTTTATTTCAGGAGATCAATTTGTATTAGCTTCTAATACTTCTATAATTGGAAATATCTCAACTGCCACTACACTTACAGGTACCCCAGTTACAAATTTAGTATATGAAGATACAGTTAATGAGTCTAAACGCAGAATTAAAATATTAAAAGCCTCATATGTAGACGCTGTTGTAAATGACTTTAAAAAGAAGTTAGGTGAATAATGATTGGTGAACAAGGTCTTCAACGCGCCGGGGAGGTACGTATTGAGCAGCTTAAGCTTATCAATTCCAGTAATGAGGTTATTGATCTAACTGAGTTTGTTATAGAGATTAATATATTTGAAGATATATTTAAGAACTACCTGCATGGTAGTATCTTTTTAACTGATAGTAGAAATATTATTGATAGATTTAATATTCATGGAGAAGAGTTTTTAAATATAAAGTTAAGAACCCCTTCTTTCCCAGATAATCAAATTATTCAAAAGACCTTTAGAGTATTTAAATTATCAGATAGAACTATTGTAAGAGATACTAATACTCAGAATTTTGTATTACATTTTATTTCAATAGAGTTCTTTTACGATATGAACTTACCTCTGTTTTCACCTTTTGAAGGTAATATTACAGATGTAGCTGGTAAAATATTTACCAACTTTATTGCTACATCACGTAATTTTAATGTCAGCGATTCAAATAATGAAATAAAGGAAGATCCAAAAAGTACCGATCTTATTGTTATAAATGATACTTCCAATAAAGTTAAATTTGTATCTCCTGGTTGGTCCCCGTTTAAATGTATTAATTGGTTAGCTACCAAAGCTATACCAAAAGATGGTACAGCTAAAAATTTTATATTTTTCGAGTCTAATAAAAACTTTTACTTCTGTACTCTAGAAGGATTGTTTAAAGACGCTCATGAAAATAAAAATTATCTAGGCCGATACCTTATATCAGCTTCTAATATTAGAAAAGATAGTAGCTCACGGGATGTCAACCGAGAGATGTTTTTAGCTAAAGATGTTGAAATGATAGAGACAACTGACTATATAAAGAACTATACCAATGGGTATCTTGGAAATAGGTTAGTATATCTAGATGTTTTTAATAAAGAATATCAATTAATAGATTATGATCATGTTGCAAATTATGAAAAACAATTTCATTCTTCAGGTAAAGGATCTGATGCAAAACCTGTCTTTAGTAAAGATACCTTTAGAAACTTTGCAACCAATATAAGTTTCTATCCTAAAAATCCTAAATTATTTAATGACTATGCAGATAACATAAGTGAAAAAATGGGTGAAATACATGGTAATCGGCTATCTAGTCTTTTAGAGTTAACAAATATTAAAATGCATATGACAGTACCGGGAAGAACCGATGCAGAGGTTGGAAGGATGATTTATTTTGATTACCCTTCCTTAGGTCCTAAAGATGCAAGTGATACTGGCTCTACCGGTCAAGACAAATTGTACTCAGGTTTTTATCTTATAACTGCTATTCATCATAAAATAAACAGACTGTCCCACGAAATGGTTATGGAAGTAATAAAAGATTCTTTATTGGTAGATCAGGAAAGTATTAAGAGAGCTTAATTATGCAAAGAATTTTTAACAGAGATGGTTTTAATTGGTGGATTGGGGTGGTAGAAGATCGCATGGACCCTGAAAAAATGGGAAGATGTAGAGTACGTATTTACGGGTATCATACCGATAGTAAGGAAATATTACCTACCAAAGATCTGCCATGGGCAACACCTATACAACCAATTACCTCAGCAGCAATTTCAGGTATTGGTTCTTCGCCTCTAGGTCCTGTTGAAGGTACCTGGGTTATTGGTTTCTTTCTTGATGGTGAGGACATGCAGCAACCTGCCATCTTTGGTACTATTGCTACCAAGGCAGCTAAGAAAGCATTTAAGGTACAAGAAGAAAAACCTCAAGTATCTAATCCAAGTGATGGTGTACTTAAAGACGGTTCAGGTAATGTAGTTGTTGACGGTCAAGGTGAGCCAGTTAAGGTCGGTACACCAACTGTTGAAGGTTGGGAGCTTGGTCAAACATCTGAAAAATATGAATCCGGTGGCAAGGGTCCAGGTACGATTAATGCGTACAATGGAGGCGCAGGTGGCGATCTAGGTGGTGCATCTTACGGTACCTATCAACTTGCATCTTTCTTACCAGCAGTTATGTCGACAGGTAAAGCAAGACCATCAGCTAAAAACTCACCTGTTATTCAGTTTTTAAACAACTCTAAGTTTAAAGATAAATTCGCAGGGTTAGAACCTGCCACGGCTGCCTTTGATGCTAAATGGAAAGAGATTGCAACTACAAATGCTGCAGACTTTAAAAAAGAACAACACGATTATATTCAGAAAAAATACTACGATGTTGCATTGGCTAACTTACAGCGTCAAGGTCTAGATATGACCAAGTACGGACCAGCTGTACAAGATCTAATTTGGTCTGGAGCAGTACAATTTGGTCCTGCAAATACAAGAGCATTTACAGAAGCGTTAAGAGATAAGAGTACATTAACAGATAAAGA